TCATGCTGCATCCTCCATAGGCTTAACGAGCTTGGATCTGAATTGTTTAACTAAACGCTGTAGCTTGGTTCTACTCATCCCAATTTGAGTTGCTGCTAGGCTTTGATTGCCTCTGCTGTAAACCAGTGCCTTTTGTACCAGAACATTTTCAATGTGATCCAGAATCTTTCTGGTTGCTGTACCTGTTTCGGAAATGGCAATATCAATGTCACATTCTTTTAGCACAACGCCTTTTTGTCTGGCCGCAAGCCATGTACTCCACATTATTTCAATCTCATGATATCCAAGTCCGCAATATGCTTCTCTTTGAATGCCAGTAATGGTGCCATGGCCATCCCATGACACATTTAACACGCCCAATGAACGTAGGTGTTCTAAAAATTCTTTCTTTTCAGTTTTATGATTTATCATTGCATATCACCTCTACGCACCTGGTGAATTTTGGCTTTAACCTTGGCCATGAGTAGGCATGATTCGTTGGACTGAACATTGGCCAATAACTTGAAGCTTTGGTTATAGCGAGCCATTTCTGATTTTGACATCAGTATTAAATTTTCTAATCGGCAATCAGTCCTATCCATGTTCTTAAAAGCAACGATGTAACCTTCAGGTACTTCGCCGTGTGCTTCTTCCCAAACAACACGATGTTTGAGTTTAAAAACATTTGGCTCTGCAACCTTTATTAAGACATACCCATCCTTTGAACAGATCCGCTCATATCCCACTGGTTTTTTATTCCAGGTAATTTGACCTTTTTTAAAATTACCTGAGTTTGGTTTACATACGCCTTTAGTGCCAGTATTCCAAGGCTTATGATCTTTGGTGAAATGACCAGTTCGCCCGGTATTCCAGTTCTTACGTTTACATAACGCTTTGATTGCATCCACAGTAAAGTCGGTACTAAAAATACGATTTACATTAGCTGTTAGCTCTTTACGCTCCAGTGTGCAATTGGACTTTATATAATCCAACTGCTCGGGTGTATACTTTATCGCATGTCCTTTAGCCATAAATCACCCAATCAATGTCTGAGGAATTTCTACTGAATCGGCATTTTTAACACCACGATATTCAGCAACTAATTTGGCGGCATTCAGGCGGATATTATTGTTTTTGATTACTTGCTCGCTAATTTTCTCGATCGCTTCAGCTTTTTGGAGTTCAGCCTCAAGTTCACCGCCTTTTAAGTTAGGGTTGCTTAGGCGTTCAAGTTGTGCGAATAAAACATTATTAAGATCAACTGGTGTGCTCATTATGCTCTCCCAACTACTTTAACCATTGCGCGGTATTGTTCTTGAAGCTGAATTGCTCGGTTGTCAATCCAACGGGTTTTCAATCTGTTGTACTCAGACTCACCACAGTCACGGTGTAAATTCTTAAAGTTATCTGAGCATTCCTCATATTGTTCAGCAGCTCGCGTACGTGCTGCATCATCATCAAGTTCTTTCGGCATCAGAACCAGGTTATCTCCTCGAGGAGCAATCAAATATTCAGAAAGAATGTTTTTTAACTCATCAGGTGTTACCAATAAGGCTTCTGGCCAATCATCAGGACTGGACCGATCTGGAAGTTCAGAAACTTCACGGATGATGCAATAAATCTCATCAATTTCCATCATACTCTCCAAATCGATTCTTTAAACTTTGCGTTGTCTACCAGTCCAGTAACCTCAGATTCATTCACATTTTCAAAAATGTGAGTCATCTTGCTTCCAAATACTGTTAGTGTCCGGGTAATAGTTGAATAAATGAACTTCATACTTACACCCCATTTAAACTAGCTGAGTTCAATTGAGCACGCCGTTTTTCGATGTGAGCCATCATGTCTGGTTGAATGATGGCATCTAATGCAGCAACATCAATTTCAATTGCATCCAGCTCGGTTAGATCCTTGGCCATACGAATACGAACAAGTATTGAGGGTTGTTCCGCAGGCTTAGGATTATTGATCTCTTGTAGTCTGCGATGAATCGCACGGATTAATGGTTCGCGTTGCTCTTTAGTCCATGTTGTGGTGCTACGGATAACGGCATTTGCTTCCTCAGGCGTATTGGCTGTTTTAAGTTGCTCAAGCAAAATAGCCATTTGTTCATTCCACTCGGCATTTGCTTTCGCAACTTTATCAAAATAATGACCACCATCATTAACAGCTTTATCATCAGCGGATTGAGTTTTGTCCTCAATTGCTGCATCTGCTTTGAATTCTGTTACATAATCAAGATTGGATATCTTTAAATTAATCCGGGTAGATAGTTCAGCGTGTTCAACTTCAGTTAAGTCACCATTGGCATTAACACGAATTTTGATGTTATTTAAAGTTGCGCCATCTTTTGCCTGTTCGATTTCAGCAATAAATGCATCACATAATACTGATAATTCAGGATCTGTATTTTCCCCAGCACCAGTGCCAGTTGGCAAACTTAACTGATCAAGTTGAAACAGCTTCTCATCCGTTTTGACTATAAAGTCTTGCAGATCTAAATGATATTCAGGAATGTTGGCTGCCAACTTCTCACATTCTTTGTATATTTCATCAACTTCATCACGTTTGGTGGCTTGTTCAAGTTTTAAATAGAAAGGGGCAAAAGCTGTTTTAGGATCCTGAAGCGTGCGCTCAATTTCAGTATCTATCGCTGTTATCTTATTTTCGCGGGATTTACGTTGACGCTTTGGCTTGTCTTCAACAAAACCGTCCTTAACTTCGACGTTCTCAATGACGTTGCCGAACAATGCGCCAAACGCTTGCAACTGGAGCAAAGCATTCTCAGCATCACATTGTGCAAAACCGTTCATGACTGAATTACGTATATCAGCATGATCTGCGTCAAACTTGGTGCGCAAAATACAAGTTGGCATGACAATAAAGATTTCTTGGCCATCTTTTAAATCATGTGGACCAATAGGCTTGGTAAACGTAATACCAGCTAACTCTGTCGTTTCTGCTTTAATGCAGAACTCATAATGAGGTTTACCAAATACAGTTGCAGGCATTTGATCAAGTGTGCTGAAATCAGCATCGCCGTGTAAGGTTCCGTCGCCCGCGTAACGGCATAAAATTGTTTTACCATTCTGCAAAGCATCAAAAGCTTCTTTAGCACTAACAATAATATTCATGTATTAAGCCTCCAATGCTTTGCGTAAATATGGATCCACATCACTTTGTCTTAAAAACCAAGCAACATAATCAGAAGGCAGGGTTGTGATAGATTGGCCTTTATACTTACCGATAGGCATAACTTTGGGGATCTTTGCCTGTTCTGATTCCAAATAAAGGCTTTCCAAATCCTGAATATTCAATTCGCGGATGATGCTTTTGAGAATGAAGCCAGTCAGCATAATGTCGGCTTTAGCATTATGTGCATCGCGTAGACGTTGGCGAGCTATGTCGCTGCCTTCCATTAACATGTAAGTTAATGCAGAAATATTGTGAGCACCCGCATCTGGCCAGACATGGCGAGCTAAAGCAAGTGTACAGATGGGTTTTAATTTCGATACATCAACACCGCAACGCTCAATGACATCAATATCATATTGAATGTTATGTCCAATGATGTATTCCATACCATCTGGCAATACGAATGTTTTGAATGATGGCTTGTCCACGATGTCACTTTCTAAAATATGGTGAACAGCCATAGCACCATAGGAAATAGGTTGTCCACATGAATAGCGCTGTTCAAATGCCTGGTCAGCATAAATTCTGGCTTCACCGTTCACAAAAGCAAAAGGTACATGTGCAATCTCGATAGGTAAGCCGTTTAAAGTGTTTGTTTCTGTGTCTAAAATGAAAGCATTCATGCGTGAATTTCCCGTATAGCCAGATCATTAATGTATCCCTTAAATAATTCGAGATCTGAGACTGGTATTTTTGTTAGGGCATCAATGGCGAGGTGTTCACAAACATCTCTGACATCAAGACCACGTTCATTGATAAAAGCTTGTAGTTCATCCCGCTGCTGATTGGTGATGAAAATTGGCTTATTGGTTTGAGCGGTTGACTGTTGTTGTCGAGCCAAGTTTGAATTTTCTGTTTTATTTGCCGCGCCAGTATTATTTGCTGCTTGGTTATTAGCAGCCTTTAGATGCTGATCAATTTCAGCATATTTTTGCTGGCAAGCCGTGTTCAGTGGATTATAGAATTCAGGAAGTTGAGCCAGTACACTGTCAAAAAACTGAACAGCTTCAACTGAAGCTTTCGCTGGTCGTATTCTCTGATGACACGTTAAATATTGCTCCAGTAGCTAGTTACATTCCTGTACCCGTACAAATCCTTACTGCCAAAACCGGTATGGTGGGTATGCCGCAACTTACCAGTGATGGTCTCAAAGTGACTTGCTTACTTAATCCAAAAATGAAATGGGGTGGGCGTGTTCAAGTAGATATGAGCAATCTACAAACTGAGGGATACGATATTTCCTATGGTGGCCAAGAAGTAGATCAAGCCCAAAAAGATCCTAGAATGGCCACCAATGCAGGTGGCCTTTTTCTTATTCGGTCAGTTGAGCATTATGGAGATACCAGAGGGAATGATTGGTATACCGATTTGGTATGCATTGGTATCGATGCAATGGTGCCTAAATCGGGTATTACTGTTGAATCAGTGGAGTCAAACTAATGGCATTAACATTAAACGAACTTTCACCCGATCAACTCTCTATCATTCAAGATGCTATTCGGTCTGAATTGGCTAATCTTTGGACTGCCTTGCCGTGTGAGGTAGATAGTTATAATTCTGAGGCTGTGACAGTGAACGTTCAGCCGCTCATCAAAATTCCAATTCGCACAGAATCTGGTGATATTGAAACTGTAGAACTTCCTGTTATTCAAGACGTACCAGTAATATTCCCATGCGCTGGAGGCTTCACGATCACACATCCTATTAAGAAAGGTGATGAGTGTTTAGTGTCGTTTGCAGATCGTAACATTGATTTGTGGTGGCAATCTGGTGGTATCCAAAACCCCTTTGATATGCGTAAACATGATTTATCAGATGGGTTTGCATTCTTCAGACCGCAATCTCAAACTAAGAAAATTAGTAATATTTCTACTGACAATCTTGAAATCCGTAATGACGCTAATACATGCAAGATTCAAATAACCCCAGATGGAGAAATCCACTTTATTGGAACCAAATCAGTATTCCATCAATGCCAGATGGTCTTAGAGGGGCAATTCTTGATTTACCAAATGTCACGCGCTGTAAGTATTTTGAGAACAATGAAAAAACTCAAGATGCCAATGGGTTACCCCCCAACTCCCTTTGCGTCATTGCATATGGAGGTGACTCACAAGCGATTGGCAACTTGATCCATAAGTACAAATCCATGGGGTGTGCCTTATATGGCAATACCACCGTAAGTGTAATTAATAGTTATGGTGATGCAATCAATATTGTTTTTTATCGACCCAACATTGTGAATGTGAGTTTTAAGCTGCAGATCACGACAAATGATTCATACAGTGCTGATACAGCAGACTCTATACGCAAGTTATTGGCCGAATATGTGAATGCACTGGATATCGGAGACAAGATCACTCAAAACAAACTCTATGGCGCAGCTAATTTGTATGGTGCAGAACAGAGTCAGACTTATGAAGTTTCATCAATCATCATCGTGGCCAACGGTGTTAATTACCCAGGTGATTACATACTGCCGTTTGGGTGTGTTGCTTTTTGCGATCCTTCGCTTATTGAAATTGAGGTGACCAGTGGATGATAAAAGCATTGGTGATTATACAAAGCTCATCACCAGTCAGCATCGTAATAAAGAAAAATTTATAGCAATGATTGGGGCGGTTAATTCCCCGTTAGTTGATTGCTTTAATTTTTTGAATAATTTGCATGAACAATTCGATGTTGATACTGCAGATGATCCTTATCTTGAAACATTGGCAAGATGGACGGGTACGCCGTTAATTATTCCTGGTGCAGCACAGCTTGAATATTTTGGCTTCATTGATCAAGTGAATGCGCTCACATTCGGCGAGACTAATGATCCTAGTGTTGGTGGTTATTTTCGAGAATCTGGACAGTCTGGAACCGGCGGGCTTACACCAAAAGGACAGTTTTTAAGACATTTAATTAAAGCCAAAATTTTAAAAAATAAAAGTACAGGCAACATCAGGGACACAAACGAGATATTTAAACTCGTCCTTAATCACGATCAATTTAAAGTGGTTGATAACAATGATATGTCCGTTACTTTCAAATTTTTAACACATGAGTCTTATTCAGATAGGATTCTCGTGCAACTCTTTTTCCCTTTAACGGATGAAGAAAAAGAGCAGCTACGTCTTACAGAATTCACTGCGCTTACACGTCGACAGTTCAAACTTGCGTTACTTGAAAATGATCTACTGAACACAGTTGAGCAGTCGATTGCAAGTATCGAAGATCCAGTATTAAAAACTCGTATTGAAATTGAATACAATGAATCCGAAAAATTTGAGCGTTCAAACGACTCTGTTAAATACATGCTCAGTATTTTAAATCTGACTTCTGAGCAAGTAGATGAAATGTGGCGTTATGCGATGACGCTATGAAGTGAAAATTAAGTATTTGAATATGCCGCGATAAGCGGTTTTTTATTGCCAAAATTAGGGGGTATCGATGGCAGATACATCAGCAATTGAAACGAGTGCAGTAGCTATCTCTCAGAAAGTTACAGCAGCAAGCGGGGCTACTTCTTTTTTAGCGTTCTTAGCGAAAGTTGACGTAATTGCGTGGGGTGGATTGTGTATTGCTGCAATTGGTCTATTGATCCAGCTTTACTTTGCGATAGCAAAAAATAACCGCGAAAAAGTTGATCTTGAAATGCGCAAAGCAGAACACGCACAGCGTATGAAAAATCTAAGAGGTGAGTGCGATGTCGAACAAGACTAAATATTTGGTCACGCTTGTTACTGCAATTAGTGCGGGCGGTGTTTTATTTACAACTGGCTATGAAGGCTGGTCATCAAAACCTTAGACGTGAAGTGCAAAAGATCGTTGAACGTCCTGTTTATCACAATGATTGTTTCGATTCTGATGGCATGCAACAGCTCAACTCACTTATTAAAGCAGACAGTACCAGCTAATCTACTTCAAGAGTGTGACGAGCTTCAGCAGCTTGAAAGCACAACAGGAAAGGTGGTATTGCTTTGGTCAATTGATACAGTTGCGAAATATAATGATTGTAAATTACGACATAGCAAGTTAGTGAAAGCCCTCGATTGAGGGCTAAGCCATTTCTTTTTTGTTATTCATAAAGTTCTTCGTATGCTGATCCAATAGCATCAACAAAATGCCAAAAGCAAATATCAGAGGTTAGATTTTTTGGTAATTCATATTTACTTGACGGACTAAGTCTATTTGATCCAAGCCCCAAGCCATTATCATCACCACTTAAAAATTGAATTTTATTATCTATAAATTTAATTGAAACTACTGATGGAGAGCCATAACCAAGATAGTTCAAGGTAGAGAAAGGCTCATAAATATGCAATGTCCTTAAATCACCATCAAATTCAATACTGATTTCATCAAATCCACTATTACTTTTCAGCATCCCATTTAAGACATGCTTTAAATACAGATACTCATTATCTGAAAAATATTCATGCCAAATAGTGTCTTGTTTACCATATATGAGTTTTTGATAAATAATTTCACTCATTAGTAGCTCCTTTTTCAATATGGTTGTTTTCATCAAAATAATAATTATTTGAAATATCTAACCAAGCAGTTAACTCATTATCAAACTCAAGTGTACGGTTTTTGAATAAACGAATAACTTTATTTTGCTTAAATCCAAAATGTGATGTTTCTGGCGGTAATTCAGACCAGTCAACTTCCCCATGTTCAATAAACCAATCTTCCCATGCAATTTGGATTTCTGTGATATAAAACTCTTGTTTTTCAAAATTCCATGCAAAAGGATTGGGTGTGTTCAATTTTTTAACATGTTTTCTTATAAAATATTTATTTTTTGTGTGCTGTTCAATAAATTCATTTAGCTGTTTTTTAATAAAATCATAAAAAACTTTTATTTCCGTATTTTCACTTAATTCGTAAGCCTCAAATGTATCCATCTCACCAATATTTCTCTGCTTTTTATTCCACTCTTTGTAATGATTATTATAGTCTGCCTCAGAAACCCTCAT